GTCGAAGCAACAGCTGCGTTACGCACGTATCTCTGGGTACCGAACTTCTCGAGGTCGGCCCGATCAACACGAACCGCCAAGGGATTCCAGATGCGATCCGAAGCCTGGAGATGGTACTGGCCTACCACAGCCATTGAGGCTGGTGCTGCATCAGCAGCATCAAAGTCAATAGCAAGGGAGACCCGACCATCCTTGTCAGAACCTTTCATTGGAATGTACTCGACGGTCAAGTTGTCGAATCTATAAGACTCGTACAAGTTGGCCTGACGATACAACCAAGGGAAGGTTGCAGCAAGACCAGGATTCAGACTATAGGAGGTCGTCGCAAACGCGACGCTACCCGCAACATCCACCAGCAACTCACGATGATGAACTCGAATTCGAGCATCATTAGAGACGCTGTAGGTATATTGAGGGGGCATCGTTCTGACGGCACCTCCAATAGCACTTGGAGCCATGACGAACTTATTGTTCGGGCTCTGGTTCCTGCCCCTACCTCGCATAGGGGACTTCTTCTTTGTTGTTAATAATTTCTTAGGTGGCATTGTATGGGATCCTACCCGCCAAAGGTACGACTATACATCATCAGACACCTCTATGAGGCGAACCCGTGTAGTCTGTCGGCATTTAGCCCCGGATGTACAAACTAAGCTATCAGACTGGATGCCTGACGCTTCGTCACTCATTCGGAAGGACACTTAGCACGGAAATATTGAGACACAATGGACGTCCATCTCCGCCTGGTGCATGTTGCTTTCGCAACTCCAAGCGCTAGTGGATCGCTTTGGTACTCAGGTTAGATCCTGAGCCTCCATTGTTCACCGTTTTGGACTCTTTAAGTCTGATGACCCCATGATCGGTTTAACGACATGATCTGGTCGTGGATGATGTTAAAAGACCCCTGGGTCAGGAAGCCAGTTCTCTACATCGTTGTAGGCAGCGGTATAGTCATAAAGTGACCGGAATCCGACATACTCATTCTCCATCAATCGATAGGGAAAGTGCATGAGAGAGACACCGTCATCAAAGACTTTATCGCGCCACACATGCGTCTTACCCTCGGAATAAGCACATCGAAAATCTCTAAGAGACTTAAGATCAAACTTATACCCGAGCTTTGACGTAATGTATTGCGACGTAAGAATTGGTAACCTGATCAGAGGATCAGTCACATCAACCACATGTATAGGCGCCGGCCCGATCAGAGGCATGAGAACCAATGAGGGGTTATGAATCCGAAAGAATTCATCACCATGCTCCAAAGTCTGGAGCGTAATCATTGGTTTGGGGGCCTTTGAATCGAGATCCTTATATCTTGTCCAAAGAAATAAGGCGAGTCTCCGCTGGAAGTTGGTTATATGATCCGGGGTTCCATGGAAACCCAGACCACCAAGTTCACGAGGTAGAAACACGTTGAGTGTTGTGCCAGGTCGAATCTGTGAAAGCTTTGCTATCATGGATTTGTTATAATGAAAGAATCTCAAGGAAGCCCTCTCAGGGGTCACAGCGTTTGAGACAACATAATTGTATGTGTCCCAAATTGGCTGTACCTCGCGAGTATGTTGAAGTTTGGACACATTGGTCAACAAACCAGTGTTCAAATATCCAACTCGTCGAAAGATACCCTGAAAGAGCTGAAAGAACTCGGAGCATATACAACAAATGCTTCGATGTTTATAGTTCTTACCCAGACTCAATTCAAACCCGGCCTCACCGATACGTCTCTTCCATATCGCGTAGAGTAGGTTGTCGGCCCTAAAGAGGATATCATCACCGTTCACTAGAACGGGAAGTGATCTCGGGTTGAACTTTCTATTGAAACGCTCTTCCAAAGCCTGCCAATAGCAGACCAGGTTAACGTAACATAAGATAGGAAACTGAGAACAGAGCCCATAAGCTGTCCATTCTTTTGGATGAACGGCTTCAGGTCCTTTCCTTCTTTATCAGCCAACTCCTCAAACTCCACAGGGTATGAGACCTCCTGTGAATATAACACGGATCTTAGTACATCCCTGTACTTCATCGTCTGTATTGGATCGAGACCCATTTCGTCCATCTTACCCAAAGACGTCTCGAAACAGGTTGCAGTCCATGATTGCTTAAGAGTGTCGGTGGCGGCTGAATAGTCACCGCTGACAATTTCGGGCTCACAACCCCAATCAAGCTTCAAGGTATTCTCGCGGGCGAGGAGATCATTTAAATGACCTTCTCGTACGGGAGTACCAGTCAGAACGAACTGTGGAAAACTTTGTAAGTAATTCCATAGCTCCTTTTGCCAGTGCCTTGCAAGCCAGTAGGGTAGAGCCTCTCCCTTAGTGATCAATCGAACCTTCAATGGTTCAAGAACTGCACCAACCCTCGTGCGCAAGAGGGGATACTCAATCGAACGACCGGAAAGGACCGTACTTGCGGTCGGCTTAGAGCAAGACAACTCATGATTCATGTCAAGGACCTCATCAAAGGTCGGAGCCATCAAACCATAGACTGTCTTCACGCCCTGAGTCGTCTCCTCCATGGAGACCATCTCACCGACCCCCGAGAACAAGGCTCCAGTAGTCTCGTTGTCGAAGGCCGATCTAAAAGTCTTTCGAATGTATTCTCTCGCACCACCAGAAGATCTTACTGCTTCCCAAGCAGCAGAAGGACTGGCCTCATACAGACGGGGTTTCTTCGGATGGAAACCACCAAAGATCCCTTCCCAGTAGCGACTCTCCAATGGCAGAGATTCATGCAGATGTTGCTTCTGCAGACGCTTTTTGTGATCTAGCATAGTGTTCAGGATAAAGCTCTTAGGAGCCGATTGAGCCGCTCGCTTGATACCCTGGAGATACCCAGCCCAAAGACGTAAGTTCTTTGAGGTCGAGTGCACCAGGCGTAACTTAAGCTTACGCTTCAGTCGCCCTGTGAACACCAAGGGACCATAACCTATATAACCTGGATTAGTCTTACCGTCAACCTTCTTTTGGAAGGCCTCAGGATAGACAATCTCATCGTTATGAAGATAATGATCCATCGGATATGCAGTCACAAACTTAGCATACTTAATGAATTTCTCCATTGGCCACGCCACAACTCTTCTAAGAAATTCGAACTGTTCCACTTGAAGAACATGACATAATTCAGGGATCGAGTCATAGAGCACTTCAAACACACCTCGTGTGAAGAAGAGCCCCGCAACCTCAGATCCAGTCAAGTTCTTACGAGGGCAGAGAGCATCAATAGACAAAGCCGATAAGCACTCGTTTGCGCGAGTCAGTACGACTTTATCAATTTTGAGCTCTCCACCAACCCCAGGGCAAACCCTGGATAGGTGCCCTAAAATCTCATCGACCTGTGATAAAGCATTGCAGGAAAGTTGCCTGCGTCCGACATTATTAAGGTGTTTCATGATGTT